GTTGAAGAAGAGGACAACGCGGACCCCGCAATGCTTGTTTCTAAAACAGTATTAAACGAAGACGAAGTTGAAGTTGAGATTGAAAAAGAAAAAGAAGGCATGGATTCTATGAAAAATGTATTAGTAGAAATTTCTATGCGCGATGAATTAGTTAAACGTCTTACACCTCACATTGGCGTATTTGACCATAAGCAAAAAACTTTATCTGAAGTGGCGAACTATGCAGTTAAACGCTTAAGCGTTCCCTGCAAAAAAGGTCACGAACACGCAGCAATCGAAGGGTTCTTGCGAGGCGCACGTGTAAACACTGCGGCCGTAGCTCAAGATTCCCGCTCCGTTCCGTCCAGCTGTATTGATGCATATTTAGCAGGAGGTAAATAATCATGGGTTTCCAATCAACAGTTTCTATACAACAAGGTTTTGGCGTACCGGGCGAACAGTTTTCTAACGGCCCATGGAGAGCGCAACCTTTTACAATTGAGTCTGCGTTAGCCTCGTATAATAACATCGGCTCCACTATGTGTACGGTAACAGCCCAAGGCTTCTGCCAAGCAGGTAGAGCTTCTGCAAGCGCGCCTTTAGCCGGTCTGTTAGTAGACCCTAAAAATATCGCGTTGTTTGGCGCAGGTGGACAACCACTTAACCCAACATTAAACGTTCCTAACTTCACCGCCGTTGAATGCGCCACTATGGGCAGTTTCGTTGTGACTTTACCAGCAGCGGCAGCAATTGGCGACAAGGTTATTTTCGATAATACTACAGGTGCGATTTCTACAATCTCAACTGCTCCATTCCAATTAACAGGTATTACAACTAGTGCCAGTGCGACAATCACAATGGGTAACACAACTGGCGTATTCGCCGGCCAGCCTGTAAGTGGCGCGGGTATTCCTGTGGGCGCGGTGGTTAATACTGTAACGCTGAATACTTCAATTGTTATCTCTATTGCGGCTACGGCCTCGGCTACCGTTCCATTGACGTTCACACCTTCTGGAAATAACCTACCTGCGGGCAAATCTTTTGCTGATGCGGCGGTAGACTATTACGCGGTAAGTGGTGCCGGTTTGGCGGTTATAACTTTAACCCCAGCAACAGTAATCCCAGCATAAGGACAGAATAACATGAGAGCAAATGACGTTAGATCCTACGTGTCAGCACGACAAGTGCGGGCCTTAGAAAACTTCGACCACAAGCAATATGAAAGTTTGCCGAAGATAGGTATTAACTTAAATAGAGCAATCGTTCAAGAAATGCATCGAGGCCAGAAACACATGGCCAACATGCAAGCTATGGCGATGGATGCTCTACAGCCTACGGTCACGACCGGAAGCTTAGGCACACCAGTACAATTCCTGCAGAACTGGCTACCTGGCTTTGTGTTTGTAATTACCGCGGCTCGTAAGATTGACGATTTAGTTGGTATTATGACGACTGGCGCTTGGGAAGATGAACAAGTTGTCCAAGGTATCTTGGAACGTACAGGTACATCTCAAGTGTACGGCGATTACACTAACATCCCTTTGAGTTCTTGGAATACGAATTTTAACTACAGAACAGTAGTTAGATTCGAAGAAGGTATGAAAGTAGGCGGACTTGAATCCGCGCGCGCTGCTCGTTTACGTGTAGACGATTCAGGCATGAAACGTGAAGCTGCCGCCCTTGCTCTTGAAATTATCCGTAACACTGTTGGTTTCGTAGGGTTTAACGATGGCGACAATAACACATACGGTTTCTTGAATGACCCCGGTTTAGGTTCTTATATCCCAGTTCCGGATAACGCTGCGGGTACTTCTAGCTTATGGTCTAACAAGACGTTCTTAGAAATTCAGAACGACTTGCGTTTAGCTATCGTACAATTACGTACACAGTCACAAGATACGATTGACCCTGAAAAAGTATTCATCACTCTTGCGGTGGCTACAGATTCTGTAGATTTCTTAACTGTGACCTCTGATTTTGGTATTTCAGTTCGTGCATGGCTAACAGATGCTTATCCTAAAGTGCGTGTTGTTTCTGCTCCACAGCTTAACAATGCAAACGGCGCGGAAAACGTGTTTTACATGTTTGCGGATAACGTTCAAGACATGAGTACAGACGGCGGTGCGACCTTCATTCAGATGGTTCCGGCTAAGTTCCAAGTGTTGGGTATCCAACAGTTAGCGAAGGCATATGAGGAAGACTTTAGTAATGCCACGGCGGGCGTAATGTGTAAACGTCCGTTTGCGGTTGTTCGTTTTACGGGTATCTAAATTTTTAGCCGGGGGTGAATCTATTGCCCTTGGCTAAATTTTCTGATTCGGTAAGAATTTGTAAATTATATTCGACATGAAGGCCACAAACGTACTTTGAGTTTAAGGGTATAATGTGGTCTACATGATGCTGTACGCCCGTTTCTTTCGTTAGCTTTATGGCGCGTTCATAGATAGACTTTATTTTTTCAAAATCCGCCCATCGAACAGTGGCTTTATTTATCTGCGCCCTGCGGTTAGCGTTCCATGTTTTAAACCACGCTTTGTTTTCTTCGTAATATTTCTTTGTGTATTCTCGATTGGCCGCACGCCACGCTTTCATATTTTGTTTTAGCTTTTGTTGATTATTCGATTTATACTCTCGCGCCTTAGCTTTCTTTTTCTCATGGTGTTTATAGTACTGATTCAAAGCGGATTTTCTTTTACTATCAGGATTTCTTTTTTCCCAGTCTTTAACTATTTTGTCTTTACATGGTTTACATTGAGAGATAATACCGGATTTATTCCTAGAGCTTTTATAGAATTCACTTCTAGGTTTTTCAACGCCGCATTTAGTACAAACTTTCACGATTTAGCCAACTCTTCAATTTCATTTTGTGTTTTTATTTCTTTTTTGGCGCATTCAAGAACCATCCAATTCCCATAGTCGTGAAGATAGAGTCTTTTACATTGCTCAATGATTTCTTGTTTGGTTTGAAAAGCATTTGCGTTAAAAGCGAGCACAAAAAGAAATATGTATCTAAACATAATTATTCACCCTTATAATTAATCATCCGGTATAGGGCAAAGTCGGCTAGTGGATGAGACTAGTTTTCGCACCGTCGTGCTAGACTTTGTTGACGAGTAGTATATCATAGGAAGGTAGGTAAACAATGGAGAATTACGCAATGCCTTTTATTTATTCAACATTAACTTGCGGCAATACGTTTGTAATATACGCGCCCAAGCCGGACCCTAGAGCTTTATCGCGCATCACGAAACGCATCGAGATACATGGCGGGCACGGCGTAAATACGCTTAAAGGGTTAGTTACACCTCAGGGTGTTGTGACTAAAGTCACTGATGAAGAGCTGGAACTTTTACAAACGTCCTCTTCATTCAGAAGACAGTGCGACGCGGGCTATTTAGTGGTAGACAATAAGAAAGTGGACCCGGCTAAAAAAGCGGTAGACATGAATCCAAAAGACGAAAGCGCTCCGATGACGCCTAAAGATTTTGATAAGAGTGAAGACGGAAACGAAGAAGTTCCTATTTATAAGAAAAAAAAGGGGTAACCCATGCAGCCGGCAATCATATATTTTGACTACGCATTGTATATAGCAAACCCACAGTTTGTGTTGTATTCAGGAGCTGATTACCCGGAATTGCTGCTACAAAAGTATTGGGATAATGCGGTCTGCTATATGAGCAATGTTGGTAACTTTGGAAACATCCAAGGTGACCAGCGTGAGTACGCAATCCAATTAATGATGTCGCATTTAATATATCTTACGAATCTTGCGAATACCGGTAATGGTTTCGGCTCAGGTTCCGGGGGTTCTCCCGGAACAGTTCCCTATCAATTGCAAAGCGCGAGTATTGATAAGGTTTCAGTGGCCGCGACACCGCCCCCGAACCCCAATCAATTCGAATGGTGGTTAGGATTGACCCCCTTTGGGCAGCAGCTACTTGCGCTGCTTCAAATACAATCGGCGGGTGGTTCCTATATCGGCGGTTCTTTCGTACGGGCGGGTTTCATGGGCTCGGATAACGGGATGTGGCCATGGCTAGTGTGACTATTAAACGCGAAACCGCGGGCGCACTCCAAAAGATTATTAATAGCTTGGATTCCAAAGCCGTTAAAATCGGCTGGTTTCCCAGCGCCCGTTATGACGATGATGAAAATACGCCTGTTGCCGATGTAGCCGCACAAAATGAGTTTGGTAACCCGAATAAGAATATTCCGGCGCGGCCATTTATACGCCCCGCTATAGCCCGAGATTCTAAGAATTGGGCTAATATCGGGTCACGCGGCATGAAAGCGCTATTAGCAAACAAAACCACCGTCAACGCTATTTTAACTAATATCGGTGAACGGGCGGTACAGGACATTCAATATTCTATTTCTCAAGTGTATTCTCCTGCGTTGTCTCGCGTAACAGTCGAAGCTCGACTTGCGAGACGGAACCATCGTGGCAAATTGAATAGAACCCAAGCGCGTTCAATTACTAAACCGTTGGTGGACACCGGGCATATGCGAGACACCGTATCTTTCGAACTATCGAGTGAATCATGATTCCGGGGCAAAACATATTAAACATGGCTTTCACGATGATTGCCAAACAGACGATTACTTATTACCAATTTATTTCCCGTTCCCCAAATTCAGTGGGGCAAGACGTAACGATATATGCCGCCGGTATCTCGATGACCGGAAGTTTCCAGCCCGTTCCGCGAAAGCTCTACCGGGAGTATGGGTTAGACCTACAAAAAAGATATTCAACGTTCTATACGTCGAATAACCTATTAGATATTAACCGTGACGTATCCGGTGACCAAATCGCATTTAACGGCCGAAGATTCCAAGTTCAATCCGATAACGACTGGTTTGCTCAAGACGGATGGAAAGGAGTACTGTGTATAGATTTGGGAGCGGATAATGTCTAATCACACAGATAACACGCTGATTCAATTGTTCCGCCCTATAATCATTAATGGGTTAATTACTGACGGTTTTACAGGCGTAGAGGTTAAGCAGTCGAATCAACCCACACAGCAAGGTATCCCCACTGCGCCAACCGTTTATTTTTTTAAAGTGTACAATCGCCGGTACGGGTTTTTAAGAAGGTTAGACCAGTGGGATGTTATGCTACAAGATTTCGTACATACTGAAAGCCAATGGTACGAAACGGCGTTTCAAGTCTCAGCATTGGTTTTAC